GCATACTTTGGGCACGCTTCGCACCATCGGCGCTCCCGCAGGATTTTTTCTACAAACGGTCTACGGAGATTGTACTTCTCCTCTTGTTTTTTACTGCGCTTTTTAAGGGGCGCACGCGCCTTGTCCCTGTTACGAAAACCCTTCATCAGGATCTTGAAACACCGACTTAGAGTCTTGAAACATCGACTTTGTCAAAATCCCACGACTTATCAAGCGATGCCCAGAGCGCCCTGTCAATCGGGGTTTCCTCCAAATCAAGGTCGCGAATCATCGCCCGGTGGCGGATAATGGCACGACGATAGAACTCCACATCATCCCAGCCGTCACTTTGCTTGACTTGGCCAGTCTCAATCATGGACGCAACATCGTCAAGGCGTCGCTCCACATGGAATCGAAACCGTTCCACCTTTTTGCGCCTAGACACATAGGCGGCCTCTGCCTGTGATCGGAGTCGCAACCCATCTTCGCCGAATGACTCGTAGCGACGCACATCAGCATCCATGTCTGCATCAATCCTCGCCACCTGATCGTTCAGGTTCTCAATCAAGGCAATGAGCGTGGACTTCCACCGTGACCAATTCTCCTCTAGGTGAAGTTGCGCCTTCTGTAACGGCGAGAGCTTGTTCTTGACTTCTTCCGCTACAAGCCGAGCAAAGTCTTCGTCATTCATTGTCGTAAGTTTGTTCATCATAGCCAATCCTATCTTCTCCTTGTCTGTTTTAGAATCCCCACGCTGGGCAGATTTTTTTGTATGAACACCAGTCGCACAGTTTAGATTTCTTGGTGGCAAAGACCCCGGTCGCACACGCCTGCTCAATCTCTGTTTGCACGGTGATAACTGTACTTACTACTGACGCGAGAAGTTCGGGCGTCAATTCCTGCCGAACCCGAACCGCTTCTTTGAGATACAGCAGTTCTATGTTCTTCACATGTGCGCCAAGATTGATTGAAACCATCTGCGCGTAGAGACCAAGTTGGAACCACTTGTCAGACATGTATTGCGACGTGGGCAGTTTTCCAGTTTTGTAGTCCGATATGGTCGCGCCGTCGCCATCAAGGGTGTAGCGGTCAATGAAACCCCTAACCCGAACCCCGCTGATGTCGGATAGAAACTCTTGCTCCACGCCGTCGGCTTTGATTTTGGTCGGATCCTCGATAATCCACAAGTTTTCTATGCACCACCAAGCGACCCACCTAAACTCGCGCACAGCATCTTCGGTCAAGAGTACTGACGCAACGGTTTCGGCCCAATTACCCGAAGTCCACGTGAACGACGAGATATTTCTTGTGTTCGTAAGGTTTCGCTCTTCTGGCGGGCGTCGATACACATTTGCCAGCACCTCGTGAACAAAGTTGCCGAGCATCAGGTGCTCTGACGGTGTCTCGGGGATGCCGTCAAGCCTGCTGTATCGGAACTTCAGCGGGCATTGTTTCCATGTCTGTATTGAGGACGCAGAAAGATATTTCGGCGGCTGATAACCCCCGTCAGGCGGTTGTAACTGTTTCTGCATCAAACTGAAGACGTAGGGCTTCTGCGTACATTGACTCAAGCAATTCTAGTGGGGCATCGGACGCATCGCGTGGCTTGGAGGCACCATTGGAGATTTTCTCCCAGTAGGCATTCAGCGCCTCGCGCTTGGGGGCGCTCAGCGACTTACTGGCACTTACAAGTGATCCGAAAACGCGCACCGCCTCGGGCGACGGCGCGACCGTTTCCATAACCTGCTCAATCTCCTTGGCATCTTCGCTTCGCGCAAGGTACAAACCAACCCCGAGCGTTTGGGCCGCCTTTTTTAGCGCATCAGAGATAGCGCCCTTGAACTCGTCGCCGAGATCAACAATCTGGCCAGACTTGGTGCGCTTAATCTTTTGCCCACCAATGCCGTCGCGCGCGACCACCAAGTAATCGTTCACTTGATATTCAATCCGCACGAGAGCGACAACAAAATCTGGATCTGTCGCATCACGTTCGCACTTCTGGACAGTAAATGACCACTTGTCCACGCCGAGCACCTTGTTGAGGCGGTTGATGACCTCGCTCACTGGGATGTAGGTGAGTTCAGTGCCGCCCTTATTGATAGTCCGCTCCATCTCTTGGGGAAATGACTCGGAGAGTTGCTGATAAAGGTTGTTAGTCATTGTCCGTGGCTCCCTTTCTGCGCACGATGATACTTACCTTGGTATCTCCAGCCTCGCAGTAGTTGTCGGCATTGATGCCAATCTTTGCGAGTTCTGTTGTTTTCCAGTATGACGGTTGAACATAAGACAGCATTGATGTCGCTAGGTCCTTGGGGGAGACCCTGACTTCACCCGTATCCATGTCTACCGCCATCTGTGAGAGTTTGTCTGCGACAGCAGACGCAAGCACCCTGTGTTGCCACCCCGTGCGTCGCTTGCTGTACGCGCGCTCGACTTCGCCGTTCTCAAGTACGACCGAGTCATCCGACAGCACGGAACCGACTTTGATGGCGAACGAGTCGTAGACGACCTTGAGAAATGCCTTCATCTCATTGAACTCAATGAGCACGGCACAAATGTCTCTGTCAGTCGGCTTGCCGTCAAGGTACGCCTGAAGGCGATCTTCCATTTCGGCAATGCGCTCGCGAATCTTGGCAATTTCTTCCACAAACAATCCTTTCTCAGTATGGGATATCTCCTGGCTACACGACTATAGCGACCCTTTTGCGTTGCGGCAACCCCAGCCCCGTCAAATGGGAAAAAGCACCCGTAGCAGAGTCCACTTGGTCATCATGGCTTGCCGCCTCGGGGAAAGACGCCACTTCATCCAGCCACTCGGTAAGCCAAACCCCCCGCACTAGACGCACGTTGCCATTGGCCGCCGCTGCGGCAAATGGGCGCGCCCTCGTAGTCTTGTCGCCCGTGGATCGCATTGCGCCGAAGTTGTAACCAGGCAAAACATAGCGTGCGTACTGATCAACGAGCGCCTTGCCCGAAGAGCCGGGCTCTTGCTCCATTCTAACGGGAACATCCAATCCATCCTCATAGGCGGTTTGAGCAATGAGTTGCTCAACTTTTTCGCCCTTCACTCGCGCCCGTTTGACATCAAGAACATATGCAATACCCTGATCAAACAGCATCAGCGTTCCCACGGTCCAGTCTGGATCTGGATTTGACTGCGATGGCTGGGTAGCCGCAAGATCCCAGAAACGCACAACGCGCGCCGAACTCGTAACTTGCGGAACTTCGTTCGGGTCAATGATGGCAAATGATGTGCGATCAAACATCGTTCCGAGAGTTGTCGCCCACCAATCGCCTTCTTCAAGTCGCTTACGCTCAAGTGGGTCAAGGGCGGACAGCGCCTGTCGATATGAGACGGCATCAATTCCAGGGTTGTCCGAGAGAAGCGACGGCACAAAAATTCTGCCATACTCCTTGCCTTCAACGATAAATCGTTGGCGAACCCAGTTCGGGGCGGGGTTGGATGCGGCACGCATGCGCAATGGCACATCAGAAAGTGGACCAGACGCAGGGCGACGGAGTCGGGAAAAAAGGTACCGATAGTCCGACTCCCTAATCTCGGTCACCTCATCCATCCCAATAAATTGAAATTCAGAACCCTTATATCGTAGATAGTCGCCACTATTATTCAGATAACCGAACGACACCCTTGCTCCCGACGGGAACGTGGCAATAAAACTGTTGTTGTTCCAATGAATCTCGTCGCTGGGTGCAATCCACAACTTGAACCTGTCCATGAGGGCACCGGGAAGGGACAGGTCGGCGAATGTCCGCCTAAAAAGGATTGCCGAGTACCCCGGAACATCCACGTATTGAAGCGCAGACATTAAGAGCGCCGAAGACTTACCCCCGCCAGCCGCCCCACCGAAGAGTGCCTCAATGCCATAACACCTTAGAAACACCTGCTGGGTAAGGGATGGCTGTTCTGGGCAATATAGGGGAGATTTCGGCTTTAAGTATTCAAGAATTTTTTCCCAGTTTGACATCGGGGGACCAAGCTTGAGGTGAAGTTTAGGACTTACGGATTAAAGACTTGCTACCGACTATCGTACAATGGTAAGGCCCGCAGAACAGCGAGGAGGTGTGGATGGATAAGTTCTGGCAAATCCTTCGTTTACGCTCAACCGCCGCCAATATTCTTATGGGAGCGTTTATACTATTTACCACGGTGGGTGTTGGGATGGTGTTCGTACCAGCAGGCCTCATCGCCGCTGGAATAACTTGCGGAATACTCGGCTTCCTGCTGGGTCTGGAATAAACAATGGCTTGGAACTCTGGCACCAATAAAGCACTCTTCGGCGGCGCGACTAAGTCAGCGATCGGGCCGGGTGCCCCGATCGCCCAAAACCCAAACTACACGGGCAAATCCTATAAAGATTCGTGGGATATTGAGCGCGCATATCGAGAGGGCATGCAGCGCGTCACATGGGTTGCGCGATGCATTGATGTGATCGCTGGGAATCAGGCTCGACTGCCGATAATTCTTCGCAAAGACAACTCGCCCAGCGGCGAAATACTGTCAAGCAAGAAAATGGCAAAGTCTTCGTTGCTTGAAGTGCTTAACACTAAGTCAAACATTGGCGAAAATGCATTCATCTTTCGCTACAGACTCTCAGCACAATTGCTATTAGGAACTAGGGGTGTTTTCATTGAAAAAGTACGCGGCAGGGATGGGGGTATCGTTGGCCTCAACCTCCTCCCGCCACAGTCCACATCACCGATCCCCGATGTAAAGAAATTTGTGTCTGGATATGAAGTGGTTCTGCCTTATGGGCAATCCATTAAAATGAAAGCTGACGATGTCGTTTGGGTTCGACGACCACATCCGCTTGATCCATATCTCTCAATGACCCCGATGGAGGCGGCTGGCATCGCTATTGAAATTGAAAACTTCGCCAAAATCTACAATCGAAACTTCCTGATGAACGATGGGCGCCCGGGTGGAATTCTTGTTGTAAAAGGCGAGATCAATGAAGACGATAAAGACGAACTCAGAAATAGATTCCGTGGCAATCTTGGCAGGGTCGGGCAAACTACCGTGCTCGCCGCCGACGATGGCGCGGAGTATGTAGATGTCTCGTCCTCGCCTCGCGATGCCGCATACATTCAAATGCGCCAAATCACGAAAGAGGAAATTCTCGCCGCGTTCGGCGTGCCCGAGTCTGTGATTGGCAATGCGTCTGGTCGCACATTCTCAAATGCCGCAGAAGAGATTCGCGTGTTCTGGACCGAAACAATGTTGCCGCACCTAGAGCCGCTCGCGCGCGCTCTTGATGAACTAGACGATTTAAACTATGTTGATTTTGATCTGAGCGAAGTGCCAGTACTCATGCTCTACAAGCAGGAACGCGAACGCTATTTGAGTGATGAGTTTTCGCGTGGCCTGATTAGTGTGAAT